TTTTTTTGCTTTGTTAACCGCATCTTCGCTTATTGCTTTGAATGTTTCTTTGCTTCCTTTGTATATCTTGTTCATATACATCGAATATGTCATTAACAGCATTAATTCGAGATATTCAGAATAGTTAGGGTGTTTCTTCCTTTTACTAATCTTGTATGCGACATAATTATCGGTTATGCCAGCATTTTCCCATTCCGTGATTAATTTAGTTAGCCTATCGTAATCTTTTGTTAAAATCGTTTTATTTAACTGAGAGAACGTGATATTGGTTGTTTCAAATATATCAAGTATATTTGTTTTAAGTTCTTTGCTGTAGGTTGAAATGCTTCGTTGTAAACGTCTTAGCAATTTATCTGTTGGCTTCCACCTTTCAGCGAGTAATTGCTCATTGTTCACATCCGCTCACTCCTTCCTATTCTGCTGTAATTTCTTCTTCTGTTTCTTCTTCCGTAGGTATTCCTTGCATCGTAGCAAGGTTTTCCATATTGGCTAGTATGTTGTCTTGTGCTTCTTCATCCAGTTTGTTCTTTTCATCAAGGTAGTTGTAGCCAAGTTTCTCAATGATTGTCTGGTCGCTTATCAGCCCTCTCAGTTTCATCATTGTATCAGCTAATTCATCATCCTTGCTTGGTAAGTTCTTCGGCAATTCAATCTCAATATCTCTGAAATCAAATTCCGTTGACTTCTTGAGATTAATTCTGCCAAATATCAGTTCCCATCTCCTCAAGTACGCCAGCTTGAAAAGGCTCACTATTTCAGTAGTAGCCATATTCATTACATAGAACTTTCTGTCAATCGCACTTGCGTTTAAATCGGTGCTATTGAATGCTAGGTCGCTAGTATTTGGAATGCCTGCAAGCTGAAACATCAGGTCAACATATGTCTTCAGGATAGTTGTAACGCCACCGCTGTCTTGTGTTTTAAGCAACCAATCAATACTACCTTCTGGACCTGTGTATATTGTCTTGGCATTAATCCAATAATTGTCTTCCGCAAGTCTCTTTGGGTTTGCTATTGTATTGCCGTTTTCGTCAGTTACAACCATTGGGTTTTCAGGCTGGTACCCTGTGATGATTAACTTGCAATCACTATCGTTGTACTGGTACGTGTTTCTAACGTTCTGTATCAGCTGTTCATATGCTTGAATGATGTCTTCTATCTGTTCAAATATGGATGTTTCTGTTTCAATAGCGAACGCTGGAACATCACCCCAGTTATGGTTTTGTAGCTCTTCAATCAGCGTTCCATTATCGGTGTATTTTCTTGTTCCGTTCCTATCTGTTATTTCAATGATAGTTCTTTCGTTGCCTGCCAAGTCAACCTCATCCCAAGTTCGGATAATCCCTGTCAGGTTTGCTGGTATGTTGTAGTCCCAAGTGGCAACTGTTTGTAACGGATTCAATCTGCTGTATACAATCTCGTTGTCTTCGTTTTCATAGATTAATTCATAACAAGCCGTCAGTTCCAAGACATCGTGAATCAGATTGTAGTTTTCTGTCTCATCATCATTGTATGAAGAGATATAGTCAATGACTATTTCCATTGCCTTCTTATAGTTATCATCCTTTATGGATTTGTCTAACAGTTCATTAAGCAATCTCGCTTTTTCTTCATCGTCTGTATCAGTAACTTTGTAAACTGGCTTTCCACTCAAATACCCTGTTGCCAAGTCGGTTATGAATTTCTCAAACGGAATAACTGTATTTCTGTTATCCTTTGAGTACATTACCGTTGTTTGGTTTGCACCTCTTGAATACTTTTCAGCAAGCTGTGCTCTCTTGTTTAGTATGGGAGTTATAAGCTCTAATAACTGTGGAATATCAGCTGAGCTTATCTCCTCTAAGTTAGCAAATTGTAACATACAATCTCCTTCCTATTATACGAGTCCCCATTCTGCGAATTTTTCAAATCCGCCCATATCATTAATGTATTTCCTAGCAACTTCTACAATTTCAGAATAAGGTTTCCCATCTATTTTATCATCGCCTATTGCACAATATAGTTGTACAGTCTTCCCAGTTTCTTGGGCTTTCAAAAACGCATAAATGTTTACCGACACATCTGCTTTGCTGAGGTCTTTGCCGTGAAGTCCACCGCCAGTAACTGAATCAGCCATATCGCTCCCAAGCTTTCTGTTTGTGGCTCCACTGTCGACGCTAGTTCCACCTGTCCAATATCCAAGCGGATTTATCTTGAGCTTAGCTGTTGCGTATGGAACTATTTTCTTTAGTTCTTCTTCTGTTGCGTTGCTTTGGCAAATCACAACATCGTCTCCAACTTGAATGTATTTCCCATCATATGGGTATTTCTTATATATTGTTCTCGCCAAATGACTACATTCAATTTGTTCTTTTGTTAGCGGAACTCCTTTGAATATTCCGTTGTCTCCGCATCTTATTTCTTTTGCTTGATTATTGTATAAATGAATGTCCTGCGGAACTTCCTTGTAATCAACAAACATATGATTATCAGCAATTCTCCACACAGCATCTTTCACTTTTTCAACATCAAGCGTTACTGATGTTTCAGCAATAATATGACATTCTCCGTGTCCAATAAGCACCTCAACGGCTATGGTTGGGTTTTTTTCTTTTCCGTACGCCATATCAACAAGTGCTCCAGCAATCCTGTCTGCGATTTTGTCAGGATGCTTCGGATTTACCTTTTCAAACATTAATTCACACTCTACTTTCTTTAATTTCAGCTCTATCAATTCCTTTTGTTTTTTCAAATGTTACGTCATCATTATATTTGTATATAATGTCTCCGTTTTCATCAAATCCAGATGGAATCAAAACTCTCTCAAATATTTTGTATGGGCTTTGCCCTCTCTTTGGAGCGTTCCAAAGATATCTCAGATATTCTTTCATCGTAAGCCCTGTATATTTGGCTCTGTTTTCTGTTGATGTAACATTAAATCCAACCGCATCAACCATTGGGAAATCCAAAAAATACATATCTTTCTCAATGTCTGTCCATCGTACTTCACCGCACTTCTTTGCGATTTGTAATGCACCACTGAAGTTCCCTCTGGAGTAATCCCAACTCGTTGGTAATGCACAACAACAGCCGTTACAACTACACTCTTTAAAATGAGCATCGCTAACATAGAACCTCATTCCCAATTCTTTACAAAGCTCTTGCATATTCTTTATGTACTTTTCTTTTACTTTTCTGTTAAGCCTTAAATATCCAGTGCTTACAGAGTGTTTTCTGTAGAAATCGACTATGTCAAACCCTGCGCATTTGCTTATAACATCATAATGTTCTTTGGCGTTCTTTATACTACGCATTTCAAGGCAAAAGAATTCAGTTGTAACTGCGGTTGCCCCTGCCTTGTGTGCTTCCCTTATCAAATCCAAATATGTTTTATCTGACACACCTGGTATAAACGGCCTCAGCCTGAGCGTTGTACCGCCTTTTGATAGCTCGTTATACTTCCTCATCGCTTCAAGCCTTTCTCTTGGACTTGGAACGCCCACCTCTATTCTTCTCGCATCTTCTTCATCGAGAGTTATAATGCTGAATTTTACATTCCAATTGTCTGCCCCTCTAAACAGCTCTTGGTACTTTGGGTCATTAAACACCCAAGCCGACTTTGTGCTGAAGCATATTGGATAGTTAATTTCCTTCAAATAGCTCAAAAGCTCATATGTCTTTCCATATTTTTTTTCGAATCCGTCAAATTGGTCTGATAGTCCGCCATATTGTATTGGCCTTCTATCTTTTACCCATTTGTAAAATTGGCTTTTTGTATCTTCAAGGCTGAAAATTTTCTTCACCTTTTCAACGTTTATTGACTTTACCTTCTTGGCGTAATAGTCATCTTTTGCTCCGCCAATTCCTCTTTGATATTGGCTAAAGCAATATACACAGCCGAATGAACAGTTGCTATAAGTATCTAAAGTCATTGGCAATGTACAATCAGCAATCTCTCCTGACCAGCGTGGAGAACCATAGTTCTGCTGAATTTCCTCGCTCATATTTCTCTCCTCATTTCTATGCTTTTTCTGCTCCTGTTTTACCTGTTGTTGTCCATAGTTTTTTTCGCTCTTTTCTTATTCCATTCCAATTATTCAATTCACCTAAATCTTTATGATTAAATAATTCACTTCTTAACTTTAATAAGTCTTCATCTATTTTTTTATACTTTGGAGACATTTTATTTGTTGTTAGTATTTCTTCAAGTTGTCTGTCTAAATAAAACCCATTATATCTTGAACCTTTATAAAACTTTCTATAAGCACATAATGATGTTTCAACGGCTGTAACGTTATCATCTCCACCACTTGCTTTTATTTTCTGTAAAGTTATTAAAAGCATATTATCTAATTTCTTATAATCTAGGTTGTCTGGTATTTTATTATGCTTATCAAAATAATTAGCACTATTGTCTAAACCAAATAAATTCATAATACCACTTGTAGCAGTATCACCATTTTTCCAATCTATTGTAGTGTTTTCAATTTTATAGTCTGTTAGTGCTATGAATGTTTCTAAGAATAAGTATGAAGCGAACCTACCAAAGAAAAACCATTTTTGCACCTTATTTAAGGCTTTTTCTATCAAGATAGTATTATTTGTTGTTACACCCTTTAAAAAT